CCCTTTACTTGGTTATTCAGCAGTTTCATTGTTCGGAATCTTGATACAGCCCTATTTACCATGTCCTTTCTAGTCCACACTTCTTTGACACTATAGTAAGTACCACTGTCGATTATCTTCTTAGCAATCGGTCCGAAGTCAATCTTCTTTCCACCTTTTCGTTTGACATTTCGCGGTTTACCTCGAAGTTCCTTTAACGATTTCATATCTACTTATCACCTCCTATACAATTCATCATACAAATAATGTATGACCATGATTCTTGGTACTTCATTATTATCATCATCTTTCATCATCATTCTTTTTTTATTTTAACAATACCCATCATCCTATATAAACCTTCTGGATAAGCTTTATATACTAGTGGGCATGTTCATATGTCAATCATCTTTCTATCATATACACGATAGTATGATGATAGTAATATGAATGGATATTGGAGGATTGTCCGTTAAATACAATGCGTAATGCCATTCACCATTCAATTCCAACTTCACTCAACCCTTAACTATTGAGTCATGAGAATTAAGTCTGGAGTCGTAAGAGTTGAGATGGGAGTGGTGAGATGAGATGTGTCGTGAGTGTTGAGTCTAGAGTCTTACGACTCACGACTCCATCATCTAAAAAAAAAATACTATTCTACAAACCACTCATCATTTAACTTATATATCACCTCCTCTATCCAACTATCCACTCTACTACTCCATCTACACTCAAAATACAATCCACTCAACCACTCTCCTAATACCCTCTCCACTATCCTTCTCAATACACTCTTCACTCCACTCATCATTTTCATTCCTCATTCACCTCCTCAATTTCATTTCTCAATACCTCTTCCATTTTCCCCATATATCCAAATTCTAATTCCATTTTTTCTTTCATTTTCTTTCCTCCTATTCTTTTATACTTTATATTACTCCTTATCTACTATATAAACCTTTCTATATCTCATATCCCTATACTCAATACTCACTATTCACATCCTACATTACCCTCACCTCTTCAATTTTCTCTTCCATCAATTATTACCTCACCACTACCATTACTCATTGTCATTACTCATTCAATCTCCACTCCCATCCTACATTCCATCTACTATTCACAAAAATCATTCAATCCCTAATTCCATTCTACAGGTGGTAGCACTTCCCCCAAGTTTATCTCATCCTAAACCGTCAGAACATGCACGCCGTACAGGTTCAATAAACTAAACATGAACATAAACAATATCTTTAAATACAAGTTCAACAACAATATAATCGACAGAACTTCCTAGTGATGAAACATGGAAAGAAAAACAATCGCAATAATTGCCGCAACAATAGCACTCGTTGCTCTCATTCTCGGCATGATACTCTATACGCATTGGAGAACATCAACTAGCGGCGTGATAGCAACACCTAGTTTGGCAGTGTACTGGGAACCAGAGAGGCTAACGATTGTAGATACAATTGATTGGGGAACCATTTGGCCCGGTGATTGGAGCAATAGGACGGTTTATGTATATAACAACGGCACCGTCCCCTTGAATATCACGGTTGTAACATTCAACTGGAGTGTAAATACAACGGATATAGTGTTGTATTCCGAGAGTTTCATACTATTGGTTGATGAGACAAAAGAGACGCATTGGAATTTGCATGTAAACTCAACAATTTCAGGAATTACGCATTTCTCATTTGACATCCTAGTAGCTGGTGATAAGGTTACCAACTGAATTGCGCAACGATTCATACATGAAGGTGTATGAAAAACACAGTAAGAAAGAGGGGCTACCCTGCCAGTGTCCGCGATGTAGGAAAGCTCGTAGAATATTGAGGGAAAGAAATGGATTGTAAAGTATGTAAACATCCGAAGGCGTTACAGGTAATGAGAAAAGTATTTGCTGGCGAGATGACTTACGTTGAAGCAGCAAAGGAGCTCGAATTACCCACTTCTACGGTGTTCCATTGTTTTTCGAACCATTGGGAAATGGAGGCAAAAGAAGACAGTGTAATAATGAGACTGAAAGAGGCAAAAACTGTTGATGATTACGTTGAAGTGTTGAAAGTAATTCTAGAGAAGCTTATTGGACAATTGAAGCATGAGTTAGATAAACCAGGGTCGGCGATAAATCAATCAGCTATAACGAGAGTTATCCAAGAGGTACGTAGAACAATGCGGGATGTATTGGAATTCGAAGGACAACTGAAATCCGGGCCGTTGATTCAACTAACGGTTCTTGAAACACAGTTTACAAAACTCACATCTGTATTATTTACAGAACTCTGTCCTAAGTGTAGGGCGAAACTTCTCGAAGTACTACCTGAATTGGAAAGTGAACAAAGTGAACAGCCTGAAGAGATTACAGTTAATACTTAAGGCGAAGGAATCACCAGATTTCTTCCTTTCAGAGCCTTACTTTATCGGAGAGTTTGAACCCTACCCTATGCAGAGGGAGATTTTCTGTGAATTCTTCAATGGCAAATACAAAGAACTTGATGCAGTTGGCGGAATGGGTGGGGGAAAGAGTGCATTACAGTCCCTTTTTCATGCATATGATGCATTTGACCTACTCTGTCGTGAAGACCCTGCGAAGGATTATAACTTATCTTCTCATTCTTTAATTAAACAATGGGTAATTGCGAGGTCCATTGACCAAGCAGCAGATACAGTATTCGCAGAAGTGAAGGAAAGAATGCGAGCACCATTCTTCCAGAGTTTCAAGCCTAAGATAAAGGAGTATGAGATAAGTTTTAGGAAGCATCGTGATATTGAGATTGCTGCAGGAGGAGCTGTATCAGCAGGTTCCCTCATGGGCCGGAATGTTAAAATCGTAACACTTGATGAGATTACATCATATGATGAGACGAAATCACAGCGTGGTGCATGGCAAGTCTATACGCGTTTAGGGAAGTCAACGAACAGATTTGGTTTTGATGGTCACATTATCGCGATGTCAATGTGTTGGCATGTTAATGATATTATCATGACTCTTGTGAGGAAAGGGAAGAGAATCCCACATATATTGACGAAGGAGTTTACCACGTGGGATATGAATCCAAATAAACCTTTTGACTCTCCGGAGATGCAGGCAGAATTACTAAAAGACCCTGCGACATTTTGGAGAGACTATGGAATCCAGCCACATATGGCGGTGGATTCATACTATTCAGATATGGAGATTATTAGGATAAATAGTACGAGAAAGAATCTTTTCGAGCACTTAGAGGAACAGACATTTCCACAACCAGAAGAGAATACGACGTACATATTGTCGACAGACCCAGGTATAAATAATTGTCGGTTTGGCTTGGCACTATTACATGCAGAGGGAGAGAGAGTAGTTGTCGATGGATTGTTTAGGCTTGAACCGGAAGGGAAGGAACTTAATCCATTCAAAGTGCGTAAACTACTTCTTGCAATACTCAAACATTTTCCAATTGCGTACTTTATTACCGACCAGTGGTCATATAATGAAGCGATTGCAGACATCAAGAATATGGGCGTGACTGTATTATTCAAACCACTGCGAAAGGAGAACCATGATGAGGTGAAGAATGCGTTTTTTGATGAAACGCTCGAACTGTGTAATTATCAACCAATAAAAGAGGAGTTTTCACAAATGCTCGTACTTGATTCCAAACGTATCGGTATGGTTAGGGGTGGCTATATCGATACGGTAGATGCATTAACAAGAGGATATTGGGCAATAAAAGAGCATTTAATGCATCGACCATACACTCCATTGGCAATTGAGGTGTTTTAGAAATGGCAAAAAAAGGATGGAGAGAGAAGTTCCTAGGAAAAATAGTTCATTCTAAGACAGGAAAGAGGTTGCTACAAACTGTTGGTGGACCGGCCACTATTCAGGCGTTAGAATCCGCATTAGAACCTATGGTGGGAGCAAAGAACAGATATAAGGTACATAAAGATTTCTTGCGAATGGACCCTGAGTTGAACAATGCAGTGACGAGGTTGGCTCTTCTCACACAATTTGCATATAAAGGAATAGTTGTACATGTTAAGACAAAAATGTCTCCAAAGGAAGAGGAATTGCAGAGAGAGGCGGAGAAAGCTGTTGAGAGTTTCGGTTTTCGGGAAAGGTTCTTTGCGATTGCAAAACATTTATTACGAGATGGCGATGAAGTGTTCATTGCACATTTTGAAGACAATACTGGAATAAGTCAGATTCAACCTTTGCCGATTGCGTATCTTACAGCTGTAGAGAAGGAGGAACAGATTGGAAAGATAGATACACAAATCTTCGGCGCGAATATCTACCTATTGAATGAAGGTTCAAGCGGCAAGCAACAGAAGTTCCCAGAGGATGAGAAACAGAAAGTTTACCATGTTGCGCTGGATAACTATGGTGAGGAGATTACTGACTTAAAAGGAAGATTTACATTCGGAGTCTGGTCTGAATCACCGCTTGATTGTTTGCGCTCACGAATCCTATGGAAACAAGCGATACTTATCACCGATATCCTGTGGAGATATAGAAATGTTCCACGAGAGGTACATGAACTCGATGTTTCGATGTTCGAACCTGAAAAGTTTCAGGGTGAGAGTTGGGATGCGAAGTTACAGGCATATCAAAATGCTGTTAAGAACTTATTGAAGAAACATGCGAACGCTATTAAGAAGAAGAAAGTAGACCAGGGGTATGTTGTTCCATCAGGCACAAAAATATACTATGCAGAGCCGAAACAGGTAACATATACTTCGCCGAATGATTTGATTGAACAGATAAACAAATCCATTCGTGAAGGTATGGGCGCATATGATGTTGAGGCAGGTACGTATGCCACAGCATTAGTAGTGTCCTCTTACGTCGTCCTTCTACCAGACTTTATGGCATACAAGATTGCAAAGGCTCTTCTTGAACTGTTGAAGTCACACTTGCGGAAGAAGTTTAAATACGAAGAGGAGTTACTTGACAAATTACAAATTAGACTCTCATTGATACTGGACATCTTCCGTGGAGAGTTAGTAAGACAGTTGGCACTGTTGGCTGCATCAGGAACTCAAACGTTGGATGAGTTGCGAGAGTACATTGGGAAACTTCCGTTGACGGATGAACAGATTG